TCAACATCTTTTCGCTCAAAATTTCAATTGTCTCATCCATAAATTATTAATTGTTAGTTATTAATTCCATTGTCAACTCCTCTATCGCCGCCATATCCTTCCGCATCTTCACAAACCCATGATAAAGACTTACCAGCCTGTTTTTCGGAATCTGATTAAACTTTTCATACTTGGAAGCGCGACAGGCAATTGCCTTTATCAGTTCTCCCCCTTCGGGGGAGTTAGAGGGGGCTCTGTCAATAGACTTCAACCACCCGCCAATGGCAGCCATCAGCCGCTTGCGCAGCCTGTCCAACTCACCAAGTTCCGGACGCGCCTGACGGTCTAATGAATCACAAAGGTCAATCAGCTGCGAAGCCGACAAATCCCTGCTACTCTCCACGCCGTAACTTTCGAGTATCACCTCCTTTGTTTCGTTATCAATTTTCAACTGTCCCAACAGGGTGTGGAACTTTTTGATTAGAGATGTTTTTTGTTTGTCTTTAAATGTTTGTGTTGTCATAACTTCCAATTTTTTATATCGTTTAAACTTGGTTTTACACTTCCATCATTGCGGAAGTCACTTATTTTTTGTTCACATTTTGCATTCCACACAATGCCCTGTTTTTCAACTATTTTCCGTTGACAATCATCTGTCATACAAGCATGGTATGGACACCCTCTATCGTTTATTTTACACTTCATATCTTTTAATTTTTAATTATTAATTTTTAATTGCTACTTAAACTCCCAATACTCAGCCGCCCCCTCTTCCCAAATAGTAAAAGGCTCGCATCTCCCAACTTTAAACCTGCTTACCGGAGCAGGTATCCGGTAGCCCTCCACGCGCAATTTCAAGTTTGCATCAAACCGTACTGCTTTTGCCGTTCTACCCGCAGGGCTTTGCCCTTCGGCATGAGAAATAAAGATAAACAGTTTGTCGCGAAAACGAGTAGTCAACTCTTTTGCCGTGTCTTTATTCAGACCGCTGTATTGCAGGCTGTCCATTACGACAATATCCGGACTTTTGCGCCGATCAAGTCGCTGTATCATTCCTTCAACAGGCTCTTTGTCTAATAGAATAAACCGCCTTGCAACATCCGCCATACCCACATCCTGAATAGCTATTTTCATGGAGAAACTCAAACCCTCCTCCACGCTGTTATATGCCACACGCCCAAACTGTGTCAGGTATTTACAAAGTTGCAGCGCAAAGCGCGTCTTACCGTTTCCGCTATTGCCCCAAATCAGCCAGCAGCCCGACATCTCCGGAGTTCCGAAACTATCCAACCACCTGCCCTCGAAACCCATCACTTTGGGTTTGTACTTCAATATATCGGTAACTGATATTGCTCGTTTGTTTCTCATGCTATGTGCATTTTATTGATTTCGTCGTATATGCGGCGCAACGAATAATCGGATTTTACAATCAATTTCTGAACGTCTGCGTTATCGGAGTTGGCGCGTATGATCAGGGCTGCCTGAACGGTTTTAAATTGCTTTATCTCGTCGGCGCTGTCAGGGCTTACCTTTTGGTATCGACTTCCGTAGCGAGAAAATAGTTCTGCGTAGCCAACCTTTTTGAAATCAATACTTCGCTTTATTTTTTCCTCCACACCATTGGCTCCCATCATATACCAACCGCAACAATGTTCCGTTGCATTCCAAAGCGCCTTCAATTCTAAAAATGCTTCATAATCCAAATCCCCAGCCTCGTCGAGAATAACCAAAGGAGCGGGCAACGAGCGCAGATAAAACACCAAGTCTGCATATACGTCGCCGTATTTGCCCGTATGCCCAACTCCAAACTCCTTAGCAACAAACCGTATAAGTTTTTGCTTTGTTTTGACCTGAGAACAGTCCACATAGACGGCGTTTTTGTTCTCTTTTACATAACACTTGGCGGTGTAGGTTTTTCCTATATCCGTCAAATCGCAAAGCAGCCTGCTGGCTCCCTGTGTTTGGCAAAACGCCAACTGTTCGGTAACAAACTCATATACCGGCGTGTTTGCCGTTTTCCATTGCGGCGCATCGTTCAGCGCAACCTCCAACTGACGCGCCAGACTAATCCAGTTGGAATTACTCAGCACCCGCTCAAGTTCGCCGTTCTTAATCCTGTTGTACTGTGCGCCGTTGATTCCCATCGACACAGCAAACTTTGCATCACTACCCGCAAAATTGGCTCTCCTCTCTGCCAACCCCGCTAATACTTTCTTTTTTAACTCTACTGTAATCATCTCTTTTGTTGTGTTTTAATTATTTTTAAATATCAGTTAAATTTCAGTTATTCAGTTATTCAGTTATTCAGTTATTCAGTTATTCAATCAAACAAGCTCAAAGGCTCGCTCCCGAACGTTTGTTGTATAATTACTTATCAACTCCTCCAAATCATCATAATCCATGCCGTAAGGGTTATGTTCTACAATTTCAACCTTTTGCTCCAGCGCGTTGTCGAAAAACTCCGACTGAAACGCCGCAATACGAGCAATCTTACTTGCGCGACCATCTTTCATTGTCTTGTCAAAATGTGTCACATACTTCGCCTGTTCCGTTGCCGCAAGGTCATCATGTTCCGACCACTCAGCCTGTGCTGTCGTAAACTTCTCTATACGTGTTGCAGTACACAGGTAGTTGTCGTTTTGATAAAGAAAAACCTCGCCAACACTTCCCGACTCATTACGCAGGTAGTAGGCTTGCACCTTATAGTCATTGGGCGCTAACTGTGCAAGTACCTCCGCTTTTGGCAACATATAGTCGGCATACTGTACACGGCAGTACATACTCCGGCGAATGGTAGTATCCTCCTTATCGCCGATATAGCGAGCCAGCAACGGTTTGTTATACTGTACAAGTTCCGGATTCAGGTTTTCAGTTAATACCTGCATACGTGTTTTGCCCTTAAACTTCTTTTGATCGCGATGCAATCCGTTGTTATAAGCCATGACCGTAACAAGGTCATCGGCTACTAAACGGTCATAGTCGTATGTTTTTTCGCGCATTATGTACCGATCGTTTATTTCATCGTAAACACGCTCGCCTTCTGTTTGGTTAGATTTGTCTTTTAAGTAATGGCGACCAATACCGTCCTGATAACGTTTTTCAAAACCATACTTCTTTTGCCGGTTAAACTGTTCGGCGTGTTTCTCCTGACTGTTTGTCGGCGCACACCAGCGAACAAACGGAAACACAAGACCGGCGCGCATCAAGTCATCTTCAAATTCACGTACAAGGTGGTTCTCAACCTCAGCCTCAAGCGGCATCCCAAACCCTTTGTGTTCGATAAACCGGAACATATCACGCAGACAATCAATAAACAGGTTACTGTCTTTTTTTCTTGAATAGGCAGCGCCTATCAGGCACCCGCTCGTAACATCGTAGGCATAATATGCCTTGACGCGGTTCCCATCGTGCATCTTGCGCGGCAGGTCGCGGTCGTCCAATGAAATTTTACTTAATGAGTACTTTCCATACGTCCTGTGATAATGCGGGCGTATATTACTGCCAAACTTATGATAACTCATACGCATACTGTCAACAATGGCGCGGTTGAGCGGGTTGTTGATATAGTTATAAACAGTTGCCGCGCTGATGACGAGCGGAGCGCCGTGTTTGTCGACAAAAACAGAACGGTCGTACATCTCACCGCTGTCAGTATTAATAATGTCAATATCTCCGGTTAAGAAACTCATATAATCCTCCCACACCCACGAGCCGTAAGGTTTATTACCCCGGCAGTAGAGCGACAATATCAAACGTTCTAATTTATCATCTACCTTCCGGGTGTGTTGATTGCAATAATTAGAGTGTATAAGCGATCTGTAACGCTCCTTTTTATACTTTTTAAATTTATTCATCAGGCTTCGCGGGTGTGCCGGCAAGTCATGTGGGTAATCACCCCTGTCCACATTCTGTACATGTTTCGCAAGGCTCTCCCAGTGCTCCTGCATTGTGTTTCCACAAGCCTTGACAAGCGACCTTGTGTGATTCAATAACCCTCCTACGGCGTTAAGCACAGCAGCGTTGGCGCAATATTCATTCTGTACATCAGGGTGCAGGTATCTGCCGTCAGCGATAAGATATTCTGAAAAATATTCCTTTGCCGTTTTGTCCGCTTTCAGGTATTTTTCAAGTGCGTTCCTTTGAATCATTGTTTCCGGATCCCCGTGTTGGAGTACAATCATGCGGTACTGTTCCGGCATATTGCCCCACTGTATGATTGCAGGCTGGTTTTTGCCACCACCACGACTGATTACGGTTAGGTGACGGCGCCTGACAAGACTGTTGTATGTGTTTTTTTTTAACCCACATACCTGCATCAGCCATCCTGCCGAAATTCCTATTTTATTATCTATTAATGCTACTTGCATATCTGTTTTACTTTTTTTGCTCCCGCCGGAGACCCGCCCTCCGGTGTATGCTGTTCGGGAAATAATGCTTATATTTGTTGCGTAATTTTAAATTTTAAGCATTATGGAAAATTTTATAAAAAACTTCAACATTGCAGTAGGACATATAAATTCCCACGAAGCGGAATTGGTAGGATTAGAAGCTAAAATAGACGCGCTCATGATTGCAATGTATAAAGTCTGTAAAACTATTCAACGCCCTGATATTTTTGAGGATGTTGACAATTCGTTTTTTCGACGTTTTGAACGGCATTATCTTGAAATTCCACCCGAAAAACGGTCGGATTTTCTGAACGATGTTTACAAATCGCTTTGTCAAATTGATTGATTCTTTTTAATATGTGTGTCATAACTATTTGATTTTTTTAAAACAGAGTTAATTAAATATCAATGTTATACCGTATATCATACGCATAACCTTTTGCTTTTAAGGCTTCAGGCATACGCGGAGTATAAAGCCTCTTTTTAAATACCGTTATACCGAAAATTTTTACCGTTTTTTCGGTATCATACCATTGTGTCTCATCCACTTCAACCGGTTTGATTTCTACTTTTATCATA